AAGTACGCGCACATGGTACGCCGGACTATCCTCGCCGTATCGGCGTTTCATGTCCTCGACGAAGTCGTCGCTGACGCGCGGGCTGGTCACGCATGAGACGTGCATCGTGTACCAGTCATCCTTGAGCCGGTTGTGCGTGTCATAGAAAAATCCGGTATTACGGGTCGGGTTTCCCGTCAAAACGGTGGTCGCGTTGTGGCCCGACATCGAGCCAGACGCAGCCTCGAACACGGCTTCCGGCACACCGCTGGCTTCGTCGGCCAATAGCAACACGTTCTCGCTGTGAACACCGGCGAGCGCCTCCGGCTGCTCCGCACGCGACGTCCGGCACGAAATAAACGTGCTTTCGGGGTGGCGCTTCATCTCGATGCGGTCCGCCTTGACCTCCAACAAGTCATGAAATGGCGGCTTGAGCCTGTTAGCAATGCTCTTCATCTCCGCGAACAGCGCGTCGAACAGCTGCGAGCTGGTGGGCGCCGTGATAACCGTCTTCGACGGCTGGCGCATCATGACGTGCCAGATGGCAGCCATGGCAACCGCAGTCGACTTGCCGACGCCGTGGCCAGAGCGAACGCTGATACGTCGGATCGCGGGGGCGGCGATGGCGTCCAAAAGCTCGACCTGCCACTCGTCCGGCTCAATGCCGATGACCTCGCGGGCGAACAGCACGGGGTCGTGCCGGTAGCGCAGCATGAGCTTCACGAACGGGTTGTCGGCGGGTGAAATTTTTTTCGTCGTCATGGGTTAACTCCTAAGCGTGGGGGCATGGGGGGGGGTGGCGTGGAGGTGTGGGGAGGTCATTAGCAAAAGCACCCGCCGCCAAAAAATGAAGGGGGGGTTGCGCGAAATCGCCGCGCCGGATGCTGCGTTGCGGCGCGGTTTGAGGTGCCGAAGTGCGCATAACACCCATTATGTTAAATTCTGCTTTTTGCATACTTCAATGTTTTCAATGACTTAGCGTGATCGCGATAATTATCGGTCGCGCCGCAACGCAGAAACCACAACATCTTGTGTCCCGCCGCAATGTTAATACGCTTAACATATTGACGAAAATGCTGCGATGCGGTATCGCGCGCACGCGTGTGTGAAAGCACGCCGGTGCGTGATTTCACCGTCTCACGCATCCTCGCCACCATCCGTCACGTCATCAAAGTCACCCTCGATCACGACGTTGCCAGCGTCTATCTCGCGCATCAATTCCGCTGCCTGCGCGTGCAAGTCGCCGATGCTGATGTTCACGGCGACGTCACGCTGGCGCACGTCGTACGCCGCGTTGCGCTTTGACGCCATCCACTTGTCCGTGTCCACTTGCAGCCGCGCCACGTTCACATCCTCACGCGTCGCCATCTGAGCCGTTGCCACGGCACGCTCCGCGTAAAAGTGTCCGGCCTCAAGCATAGCCACTTCGTAACGCTTGCGCCGATCCTTGTCCGCGTCCAGCCACTTGTGCCAGAGCTTGTACCCGACATCGTACTCCTTCTGCAAATCCTTAACCATCTCGCCCGTAGCAATGCGGCCGAAAATTTCCTCCTCGCCGATTTCCTCAAGGCGCGCCAGCTTCTGCGCGCCGACTTTCGTTGGAACACCCTTCGGTGGCATCATTCACTCTCCATCTCTCCAGCGAGCGCCGCGTACCCGCATATGTCGACCCAATTATCCTTGTGCGGCTTTCCCTTTGACCGGCTGACCTTCATCAGCACCATCAGCGCTGCAACGTCACATGCAGTCACGTTTACGCCTAGATAGGCCGACCACATCTGCGCGATCCTTCCGTGGCTCTGTGCAGCGTCTCCGTACGTCTCCTGACGCGCTCCGCTGATGACCTCACCAGCATCACGCAGTATCTCGTCTCTCGTCACCATGGTATCTCGTCTCCCAAATCCCAGTCAATCGTCTCACCGTCTCGCACGACCTTCGTTACCTTCGCATTCGGAAACGCGTTGAACGCCTCCCGCAGAAACCCTTCCGTGAAATCCGCACGCAGCACACGCGCCGCATCTTCGAAGCTGTACACCGTCCACTCCGGAAATTGCTGACGCAGCCGCGGCGCCCCCTCCATCGCGATGCAGACGACGTCACCCTCAGCCAGCTGGATCGCATAAGCATGCTCCGGCAGCGGCTGATGCCCTGCGCGCACCGCTGCATCTTCCAGCACATCCCACGCACGCAGCAGCTGCCCGACGATCTCGTTGACCGCCCGAACATCCCCAGCGTTCACCTTCTCGCCTAGCGCCTCGTACGCCGCCTCAAATCGTCCCGCTAAATCCGGCGACACCAGAGACGGCAACCGATCACCCCAACGTTCCTGCTTCTCACGCGCCTTCCGATCGAGCGGCTCCAGCTGTCCCCAGACTGCCGCTTTGATCGGCGGCTCACGATCCTTGTCATCGCCAGAAACCCCAACGCTATTCCTAAAGTTTCTCGCCTTCGCCTCTGCGGCACTCACCCGCTTCTTCTTAACCATGATCCAGATCCTCCACGACCCCTATTATCCACATTACCAAGCAACCACGATTTTCCGCACCTTGCTCCGCACCCCTTCACCCTTGCCCGAACTTCTCTCCGCACCTTTGCATATATATGCAAGGTGGTGCGGCGGAAGGTTTTCAGGCATATTTTCCGCACCTGCGGCAGTCTTCCGCACCTTCATTTTAAAGTGCGGAGACATCAATTTAGCCGCCCATTCTTGCGCAAGATGTTGGCCATCGCCTCGTCATAGAACTGCTGGATCTCGCGCTTGTTGCGCTCCAGCTCCGCCTCGATTTCTTCTTCGGTTACGCTATCCCATACACCTTCGTCGCTGTCGTCATCGTAAAACTCGCTGGCGTCGATGCAGCCCACGCCCTCCGCCATATCTATGGCCGTCTCCACAGCCGCCACCGTCTCGGAGATTGCCTGCTCAACCTTGGCCACCAGCATCGACTTGACCATGATGTCCAGCGGATTGGCGTCCTCTTGCAGCTGCGCGATGTGCAGCACGATCTTGTCGCTCTCTAGGTCGACCTCGATCAAGCCGAACAGGTTGCGCATGTCGATGCCAAGTTTTTTCAGGATGTTCATTGTTCAATCTCCATGAACTGGTGGATCGGAATATGCGCCATCGGCTCGATGTCTTGCCAGTCCCCGCGGCGCGTTGACCCGCCAACCTCGATACTGTGATCGCATGTATCCAGTCTACACATCCCCACGGCATCCGTCCACTGGATGACCAGAAAGCACGGCAGCCCCGTCACGTTGTTTAGCTCCTGCGCCTTGATAACTTTGTGCAGCGCAATCATGTATGTGTCAAAGCGCTCCATCGGGATCTTGCGTCGACGCATTTCGACGAACGCCACGACGTCGTTGTTTCTGGTCGCGGCGTAGTCGAGCGTATACTTGATCGGCATCTTGTGCATCACGCAGTTGAAGCGCTCGGCGATCAGTCTCGCCAGCGCCTGCTCGTTGTCGCGATCCTGCTGCGTTTCGTACATTGGCCGGCTCATAGCCCCGCCTCCTCTCTCGTTATCCATGTTCCGACGATAATGCTCGGCACGTCGCGACCGTCACGCTTGCTGGGCATCATCTCCTTGCGCAGCACGTCTGTCTCGATCCACTTCTTGATGATGGCCTTGCACCGCGCCTTTTCGTGCGGCTTGTCCATGTCTAGGTCGAGGATCGCGGCGGCGATGTGCCCGACCCAGCCCTTCGCTTGGATACTTTCACGCGGCGGCTCGCCACGCTCGCAGGCGGACCCGACGGCCTTTTGCACCTCCATGGCATCCTTGGCGGTGATGTTGTCGAACATGTCTGGCATCTTGAACTGCGTGGCCACGCCGACATATTCCCCGTTGGGCAGCTGAACGCCGACCATGCGCCGGTACACCGCCCTGTCCGCCGGTGGCGCGAGGTTTGCCTTGCCGTCGTCGACGCGGAATATGCCGGTCGCCTCATGCTCTTCGACGCCCAGACGCATTGCTTCGTCCCTGTCGATGCGGTTGATGACCCGCGCCGCCCGCGCAGCCCCGATCAACGACCCTGCGCCGCGGATGCTGTCGACTGTGGCGTCTTCGCCGTTTGTCTTGCGGATGTGGTGGACGAGGTTGACGGCGCAGTCGGTTTTGTCTGCGACTTGCCGCACGGCTGCGACGGCTGCGTTCATGGCGACGTTGTCGTTCTCGTTGATCGCGTTTGCACCCACCCACGGGTCGATCACGATCAGGCCGATGTTGTTCTCGTTGACGCGCTGGATCATGTACTGGATCAGCTCCTCATGCACCTCGATGCCGGCGGTCGACTGCTTGGCGAACATGATGTTCATGTCGCGGCCCGCATCCAAGAACAGGCGACCTGCGATTTCCTTTGGCTTTACGTCGTAGTGCAGGCAGGCCGCCGCGATGCGTCGCTGCATCTCTTCGAGCGGATCTTCTAGGTTGATCAGCCAGACGTTTGTCTGCTCCTTGACGGTTTCGCCCAGCAGCGGACGCCCCGTTGCGATCGCCAAGCACTCGACGCTGACCATCGACGTCTTACCGATGCCGCCGGCCGACGCTAACACGCTGACGTTCTGGCGGATGTAGTGGTTGCCATAGATCCAGCGACGCGCAGGGATCAGCGCAGGGTCGAG